CAAGAATTGGCAAGGTTGGCTAAATCACAAGAAGAACGCCTTGAAATTAAATCTGACAAAATACTTAGAGAATTATTGCAATCTGCCACGTCGGATATTAGAGACATATTTGATGATGATGGTTCAATCAAAAATCCAAAAGATTGGCCTGATCATATAGCTCGTGCTGTATCTTCATTACAAATAGAAGAAATAAAAGAATGGAATGCAGAAAAAAGACAACATTTATTAGTCGGATATTCCAAAAAGATTAAGTTATGGGATAAGATAAAATCTCTTGAGTTGTTAGGTAAACACCTTAAACTCTTCCAGGAGAATGTAACAGTAACGATTACAACTGATATAATAGAACGCATGAATAAGGCAAGGGCGAGGACAATACTTGATGAATGAAATTGATAATATGAACGGTGAATTAGCTGATCTTATGGGAAAGTATTCACTTGATCCTTTGGGGTTTGCGAAGTATGCCTTTCCATGGGGTGAGCCTGGTTCAGAGCTTGAAGATTATCCAGGTCTTGAACCTTGGCAAGAAAAGTTTCTTTATGATCTTGGAATAAGGTTAAAAAAAGCTGTCATGAGGTTCGGAAAGGATAAAATACCAGGTGAAACGGCTTCAGCGATAAGAAGGGCTATCGCTTCCGGTCACGGAATTGGAAAGTCCGCACTTGTGGCCATGATTGTTTTATGGGCCATGTCAACAAGAGTCAATGCAAAGGGTGTTGTAACAGCTAACACCGAAAACCAATTAAAAAATAAAACTTGGGCTGAATTATCAAAATGGCATAGGCTTTGTATAACACGACATTGGTTTGAATATGCTGCAACTTCGATAAGTTCGAAGTTAAAAGGTTTTGAAAAGTCCTGGCGCATTGATGCTACACCGTGGTCGATTAATAACACAGAGGCCTTTGCTGGTTTGCACAATAAGGGTAATCGCATTCTTGTTGTTTTCGATGAAGCCAGCGCCATACCAAAGGAAATATGGGAAGTAATCGAGGGCGCATTAACCGACAAAGACACTGAAATTATGTTGTTTGCTTTTGGTAATCCCACAAGAAGTAGCGGACGGTTTTATGATTGTTTCCACAAATTGCGCCACCGTTGGGATATTCAACAGATTGATTCAAGAACGGTATCAATCACCGACAAGACTTTATTTGATGAATGGGTTGAAGATTGGGGAGAGGATAGCGATTATGTTCGCGTTCGTGTACGTGGTATATTTCCAAGGCAATCAGATCGGCAGTTTATATCAAGTGAGTTGGTGTTTAATGCAACCAAGATTAAAATGAGGGAAGATCAATATAACTTTAATCCTGTCATAATTGGGGTTGATGCTGCCTTGTATGGTGATGACGAATTCACAATATATCTTAGACAAGGATTATTTTCAAAGAAATTAGCAACAGCCAGAAAGATTGGTGATGATTTTGAAGCTGCAGCAATGGTCAGAAATTTTGAAAAGGAATACAACGCGGATGCTGTCTTTGTGGATATGGGTGGCGGAACCGGCATTGTAAGTGCTGGCCGTCAAATGGGAAGAAATTGGACACTAGTCCCTTTTGGATCTGAATCTTCAGATCGTTCGTGTTTCAACAAACGTGCTGAAATGTACGTCAAACTAAAAGAGTGGTTAAAACTTGGTGGGCGAATTGAACCTGATCCCATCATGGAAGCTCAATTGGTTATGTTTGAATACACAGTAAAGATAACTAAACAAGGCGATAAATTATTGCTTGAATCAAAGGAAGATATTAAGAAAAGGGGTGAAGGTTCTCCGGATAGAGCGGACGGTTTAGCTTTGACTTTTGCTTATTCGGTAACGAAACATATGTCAGGAGCTTCACATAACAGGTATGACGCCAGGAATGTAAAGAGCTATGACGTTCTAAAGGACGTGGATGAAAACTATGACCCCTTAAATAACGAATTAATAGCAAAATAGGGTTGAAACAATTTTTAATATGTGATGTATTTAATAAAACTGGCGAGGTGGATTGATATGTGCATAAACTTAGGTGGTAGCAAAAAACCTGGTAGAAGAGTAACAGACGAAGAACTTGAAGCAAAACAAAATACCGAGCCAAAAACCGAAGAAGAAAGACTTGATGCATTAAGAGAAGGTCCGACACCCACTGTATTAGGGTCTAATAAATCGTCTTTGGCTTTGGCATCCAGGAGAAGGCAACTTATTGATTCTTTCAAATATGGCTTGTCGAGCACATTTCAAAGACAGACAAATCTAGATAAACCAATAACAAAGGCTGAAGGGTCATTAAAACAGGCTGTTGATCAACGAAGATTAACAAAAGCAGATGAAACCGGAAACTTTTTAGGTGCAAGACGACATCGGAAACCTCGAACACCAGGATTATTACCACGAAGAAAAAGACCAACTTTATCCACACAAACACAAACACAAACGCAAAGAAGAAGACGGGATTTCGATATAAATGATCGAAGGGCAGCGTTATGATTAATTTAATGGAATTCGCCAAAAAAAGACACAAGGGACTGTATGTTGATCAAAACAAGTGGTTGTCTTCATGGAAAGATATTCGAGATTATTTTGCACCTATGCGGGGAATGTTTGATGGAGAACAACCAAATGACGGGAAAATGTTTGATCAAAAAAGAATAATGAACGGAACTCCAGCCAGAGCAGCAAGGGATTTAGCTGCGGGGTTAACTTCAGGGATGACTTCTCCTTCGCACCCTTGGTTTGAATTGTCTCTTGAAAACAATGAACTAAAAAAGTCTAAACGGGTTAAGCTCTGGTTAAAAGATACCCAAGATTTAGTATATTCCATATTTAGAAAATCAAACACTTATTCAATACTGAATTGGTTATATTTGGAGTTTGCAACCTTTGGAACTGGCGCTGTAATGGTACTTGAAGATCTCGAAAAGGTTATAAGGTATAGAACTTTTACGGTTGGCGAATATGCTCTCGGTGTTAATGAAAAAGGAGAGGTGGACCAATTTGCAAGAACTTTTAAACTAACCATCAAACAAGTAGTTGAATTATTTGGTATCGATAACGTTTCCACACAAGTAAGAGATAAATATAATAAATATGAATATGATACTCATATTGACATTGATTACTTAATAACACCTAACGTGAATCGCGTCACCGACATAAAAAATAATAAGAACATGCCTTGGACCTCTATGTATTGGGAATCTAAAGACAACAATGGCAATTTCTTGTCGGTTTCTGGTTATGAAGAATTTCCAGTTATAACACCACGATGGGAAGTCAAGAACACCACGGCGAGTTATGGCATTGGTCCTGGTTGGGTAGCACTCGGTGACGCGAAGATGTTGCAAAAAATGGAAAGAGATAAGTTGTTGGCTAATGCTAAAATCATTGACCCACCAATTATGCAGGATTCGTCAGTCGAGGGTGTTTTTAACAGATTGCCAGGTGGGACTACTATTTATGATTCCACAAGGGGACCAAACGTTGGAGCGAAACCAGCCTATCAAATAGATGTTAGAGTAGCGGAAATGGAAATTGCTATACAAAACGTGGAAAGAAGAGTTCAAAAGGAATTTTATACCGATCTTTTCTTGCTACTTAGCCAAACGCAAAGAGGGCAAAGAACTGCTACAGAAGTGGATGAGCTTAAAGACGAAAAACGAATCCTTGGACCAGTTCTTGACCGTATGGATCACGAAATATTGACACCTTTGATCAACAGGACATTAAATATTATGGCGCGTCAAGGTGTTTTGCCTGAACCGCCTGAAGAAATTCAAGATGAAGAAATGTCTTACGAATATGTTTCGGTGTTAGCTAAAGCTCAAAAAGCTATTAAATCAGGGACTATTGACCACATACTAAACTTTGTTGCTAATTCATCTCAATTGAATCCAGAAATAATTGACAATATAGATTTTGACAGAACATTGGCAACATATTCCGATATGACTGGTGCGCCACCTGATATATTAAAGGAAAAGAGTGAAGTCGCAAAGATTCGTGATGATCGTAACAAGGCAGCACAACAACAACAACAAGTTGAACAAACGGGTAATGCAATTCAGGGAGCCAAAACACTCTCTGATACTCAAATGGGAGATCAAAATGTGTTGGAAAAAATTAGCGAATTGTCAGGTGCTAACATATGAGCGAGATTGAAAAGAACAAAAGAGAGGCATATATTGAAAGAAGAAACAAGGATAAGCGAAAACGCCAGTATGATGATATAAAGGAGATAATTAAATCACCACAAGGACGTCGTTTTATATGGAGAATATTAAAAATATCAGACTTATATAACAATGGATTTATGGAAAATACAAACCTAATGTATTACGTTTCCGGAAAAAAGGTTGTGGGTAAAGAAATACTTGATGACGTTATGTTTGTGGAACCAAACCTATTTTCAAGAATGCAATCAGAATATTATTCAGAACTTAATAGTGAAAAGATTACGGAAAACCAATATCTTAAACAAGATGTTGCCGAAGGCAACGCAATAGACTTTAAAGATTAGGAGCGTGAAACATGGTAAATCAGGATGGGCAAGCGAACGGACAAGCTCAAGGTGGGCAACCTCAAGGCAATAACGACCCAAATGTCGGCGGTCAACAGCCTAACAGCGTTTTAAATGCTGGTAGCGAAGGACAGCAAGGGCAAGAGGGGCAACAACCGACCGGAAACATCTTAAACGCTGGCGACAATGTCGACGGCCAAGGTGATGGTTCAGGTCAACAACAGGGAGCACCCGAAAATTACGACACGTTCAAATTAGGTGATGACCTCAAAATGGATGATAAGGCTTTAGAGGGTTTCACCGTAGTTGCAAAAGAGCTGAACTTAACACAAGATCAAGCTCAAAAACTGGTTGATTATCAGTCAGCCATTGTTAAAGAAAACCATGATTTTAGATTACAAGAAAGTGAAAACGTTATTGAGTCATGGAAGCAAGAAACAATTGAAAAGCTAGGGGAAAATCTCAAACCACAACAGGATATTGCTAAAAAAATGCTTGGTACTCGTCCAGAGCTTGCAAAGGTTCTAGACGAAACTGGATTAATAAATCATCCTGAAATATTTAAGATGATTGTTGATTTTGGGCGTTCGACTAGTGAAGACCCTTTTGTTGATGGGAATAACTCTGGCGGAACTAATACCATTCCAAGGGAAAGACGAATGTTTCCTAGTATGAGTGGTAAATAAACCACGAGGTGAATGACAATGGGTGCATTATCAAACGCATGGCCAACGTTGTTAGACGTTGCCAAAATAAGTAATCCAGATGGCAGTGTTGCTGCCGTTGCTGAAATATTGAATGAAGTTATGCCAATGTTGGATGATATTCCATGGATCGAATCTAATGACGGTGGATCTCACAAAAGCACTTTAAGGTCAAGCATTCCAACACCTACTTGGCGTTTATTTAACCA